ATGCGTATTGAAATCTGCATAGCCAAAGAAAAAATGACTAAAATGCCAACCGGTGCTGTGGATGCGTTAAAGGAAGAATTAACCCGACGCATCAGTAAACGTTATGACGATGTAGAGGTGATCGTAAAAGCCACCAGCAACGATGGCCTTTCTGTTACACGCACCGCAGATAAGGATTCTGCAAAAACTTTTGTTCAGGAGACTCTGAAAGATACCTGGGAATCTGCTGACGAGTGGTTTGTTCACTAATTAACACGTAAAATCGGTAACGGCTGGAAATCATTCAATACTCGCACTATCGAAAGTTCGCCAGCCAGCCGCAGCACGTTCTTGCATACGACGTGGCTGCGGCTTCCAACATTAGACAAATAACTCTTTAAATTGCTTTTAAATTATTTCGTTTGAATGCCAGTAACAGGAAATCGTTTATATAGGGTTGATAGCCCAACGTTATAGATACGTGCAACATAACGCCGTGATTTCCCTGCCGCTATGAGCGCTCCCATCTGTTGCCACTGCTCGTCGCTAAACTTCGGTCTACGCCCACCAATCCGGCCTTTGGATCTGGCAATAGCCAAACCAGCTAAAGTTCGCTCGCTATTCAAATCAGATTCATACTGCGCAGCAGAAAGAATATTACGGAAATTATAGCGACCACTTGCTGTTTTCAGGTCTACGCCATCTGTAATACTCCGAAAATTAACACCTTTTTCGTGCAGATTTTGAAACATCAATAGCGCATGCAGCACATTTCTCCCTATCCGATCTAACTTCCAGACAATCAACTCATCTCCACTTTTCATCACCGTAATTAATTCCTTTAACACAGGGCGATTAGCTGTTCTGCCACTGGCATATTCTTCATAAATTCGCTCACAGCCAACTGACTCAAGTGCAAGACGTTGCAACTCTGTATCCTGATGATTTGTTGATACACGTACATACCCGTAAATCATGAGTGCTTCTCCTGTTGTAAAAACAGGAGAAGAGGCGAAATATCACCTGATTCAGAAAAATATTTGAAAGGTTGGTTTGGGAGAAGCGGCAAAACGGGATGTGGGTAACGGGCAAAACCAAATTCCTGATATGTCAGCGTGGGAGTGTGGGGGAGATACAACGACGGGATGGAGGCGAAGCCCGGATGGTTATATTGAACAATGGGGGCTAACTGGGGCCACAACAAATGAAGTTTTGATTAATTTTCCTATCCCATTTCCGACAGCCGTCATTTCTATTAATGAACATGACCAGGCTCCTGTGGCAGGGAAAATGTCAGTATGGCAATTCTATAAATTGACTAACTCAAATGTCATAGCAGAGAACCTGGGATCTCTTGATAAAGGAAATCCATCCTTCAATGTTCCAACTGTCGCTGGTTGCCGCTGGTTTGCTACAGGAAGATAAAATGAGTAAATATCTTTACGATGCTAAAACTAATATGTTTTACCCATTTACTCTGGAAAGTCAGTATAAGGAGTCTGGGTTATGGCCTCATAATGGAGTTGAAGTTGATGAGGATATATTTATTAAGTACCTGTCCCCACCTCCAGGGAAGGTGAGAGTTGCGGGTGATGATGGCTATCCTGCATGGGATGACGTACCGCCGCTAACTCATGAAGAACAACTGTCAGAAGCGGAACGAAAAAAACAGGCACTCATAAATCGAGTTAATGAATATATTAACAGTAAGCAGTGGCCAGGAAAGGCTGCTATTGGTCGTCTGAAAGGTGAGGAACTGGCGCAATATAATTCATGGCTTGATTATCTGGACGCACTGGAAATGGTTGATATTTCCAGTGCTCCAGATATTGAATGGCCTACGCCTCCGGCTGTTCAGGCCAGATGATATCCGGCGCGGTGCTGGTATCTGTTGCCGTCACCGCGTCAATGTAATCCAGCACGGCGTTAAGTCGGGTTGTTTCTGCCTGCGTCAGCTTCCGCCCGGCCTGCAATTTCAGTTGAATCAGACTGATGGAAGCCATTGCAGCATCAATCAGCGACTGGCGCTGTGCTTCTGCCGCGTCTACTGCGGCACTATGCTGTGCCTCAGTATCTGTCACCCATTTCTCACCATCCCATTTATCGTATGGCGTTAACGGTGAAAGCGTGACATAACCGTCTTTGATGGCACCGATATAATCCACTGTAACAGCTGCGCCATTTTCGATTGAGTAAGCAGTCTCATTGCGGTGGTCTTCTTCATGGCTCCATCCCTTACCCGTAAATACTGCCACTTTCCCCGGAATGTATTCGCCCGGGTCAATACCAGTGGAACAGGCGGGCATACTTACACCAGTATTAATATATTCATCAGACCAGCCAGTATATTCAGACGTTACTGCATCATAATAAAAACAACGCATATCACCCGGCACTGTAGCCAGCCCATTTTTATCAAAAACAGGTTTCATTATTTAGCCCTTACTAAAAAGTTGAATGCAATGTTACGTGGGCGTGTTTCGGTGCCGCCTGGTACATTAAAAGCCGCAGCGGTGCCACTACCATCATTCTGACTAATACCACTCGTATATATGCCGTTCGCATTACTCTGGAGGGCGAAAACCGTTCTTGTTCCAGTACCAGCAGAAGGACCGTAGTATTGCAAAGTAAATTGTTTCATCAGGTCAGACTGCGTACTAAGTAATCCACGTCCACTATCTACACCACGACCATCATCCCAGATACGAATGAAATCACCGCGGGCTTCAGGTAATACCAGCGAAGGAAACACTTTCGCCAGCACAGGGTAATCAGTGGCAGAGAATTTCGCGCCGTTGAACTTCAAAAACACCATGCCGGACCAGCTTTCGATTACGGTATCTGGCATTGCGGCGGACGGCCAGAAGAACGGAACGCCAATAGCTGGAGCACCTTCTCCCAAACCAAGGTTTTCGAGAGCCGTTTTCACCGTGCCATCCGATTTGATATCACCAAACGGATTCTTGCGGCTTAACAGCAGCGCACGAAGCGCGGTAAGCAGCTGGTCATGCCGCCCCTTCTCCAGGCTGGCACCGGATGCCTCCACCACGCTGCAGAGTTCTTCCTGCAACATGTCAAAGTAGTCATCATCCAGATCGGTGGCAGGTGTGCCGGTCTGGGGGTTACCACGGGTAAAACCGTTCTTACCCGCGCCGAACTTATCCTTCTGCGCGGTTTTCGTGTCTATACGATGCATGGATTACTCCGGATATTTAAAAATTACGTAGGTATGCGACGGGCAGAGTTTGTTAAGCACGCACTCGACAACGGTGTCGCCCCAGATACGCAGTGCGGAATCACAGGGATCGCCACATGTCATCCAGGTGGTGTTGGTGGCGGCTGGCATGTTGACCTGCCAGTAATACCGCCATTCCGACGCATTCACTGCGTCAGTACAGGCCGATGAGCAGGTGAACGTGCTTTTATCGTATCGCGTGATAGTAGCGTCTGGTCTGCCCAGGGCAGCAAGCTGTGCAAGGTAAAAATCCTCATTGATGCCGCCCGCCAGATTAACCTTCGCATCCAGCCGTTGCTGACGCTGGCGAAGAGTCTGCGTTCCCGCCGGAATACATTCATCCGGCAGACCGCACAGACGCTCCCAGCGGTTTATCAGTTCAGTGGTGGTGCGCGGATCCAGCTCCCGCATCAGGGCATCCGCACGCTGATGAACGCGGGTTAATGACGGTGCCGCACCGGCAATCGCCGGATCTCTGGCTGACCACGCCGGACCGGGTGGCAACAGTGCCGACAACAGACGGATGTAATCATCGTTTGTCACGTCCATGAAATCGTCCCCAGAACCGCCAGTTCATTTTTCGCAATGGAGATATTGTCTGCCGGTGCAAGCAACTGATGGCTATATTCCCCGTTCGCACCGGAAATCGCCTCACTGATACGCGATACCTTCAGTTCTCCCTGCGGATAACCATCACGCAGAAGAAACGAACGCAACTCCGCGGTGATGGCGGCTCGTATTTCTGGTGTGTCCGGCGTCACGCGGATATGAAAATCCACCGTATGTGCCACCGGCCTGAATACATACAAATCAGAGCCTGCCACCGGGGCCAGTGGCACGATATGTTGTCTTGCTGCCGTTTCCGTTGATTCTTCCGGAATGGGATTAATCAGGTCACTGCTGGCAATCATCACACCGACAGTTCCCGTTCCCATCCAGTGACGGTATGTCCATGCGCGGGTAATGCCGGGCACTTCTTTAGCCCAGACGACATAGTCCCCGTCAGCCCCGCCCTGAGGCGTCCAGTAATACCGCTCAATGACGCGGGCGCGCCACGTTTCCAGCTCTTCAGTATCAAATCCGCCTGTAAGGGTGTCAGCCACACCGGAAGACGGCAGACCATTCACCGGCGTGACCAGGATTAATGCCGTACCGTCGTCAGCGTTACCGACCGCACCTGCACTTGAGCAGGCGATCGGCACGCGCAGGACACCACCGGAGCTGGTTGCATCGGCAGTTGCCGTGTACTGAACCAGGTCATCGCGCTGAATAACACTCCCGGCGGTCACCTTCAGGCCATCGCTGACACCTTCCCAGCGCATATACCCGCTGGCAGCCGTGGCCCCCTTGCGCGGACACCGTTTCATCGCAGCATGTCGCGCCAGCCAGGACTCATCGCACAGGTCAGGCAGCATATTCATTGCCAGATAATCGATGTACCCGTAAACCGTATGCAGCGCCGCCGCATACACCTTTGCCCGCACGTCTTCATCCATGCGCCGGAGCGTGTCGCTGACGTCCAGCCTGGCGAATAAATCGTTACGGAGCATACTGATATTTTCTGCCAGCGTCGGGCGCTGAAATTCACTGTCCGCCATGCGTTATCGCACTCCACAGATCATCAAAAGAAATCATTACCGGTCCGTCACGACGCCAGAGAGTGATACTGTTACCCAGTTCATTAATCCCGGTGCGGCGGATATCCAGATCAATACGGGACACCACGCCGTCATCAATCATCCATTGCAGGCATTCGCGGATATACCCCCTTACCGTCTGCACCAGCTGATTGGTCAGTTTGCTGCGCTGAAGCAGCCACAGTCGGGAGCCGTAACGGTCATTCTGTACCGCAGGCCAGGTATCCCCCCACCATCCCATCGGGACGTCGGCGTTGTCATCAGGCTCCGCCCGCCGCCAGGTAAACAGGGAAATCACCACGGCGCGGGTCAGCGGATCCAGTTGTGCGCTGGCGCAGGTGCGTTTACCGTTCACCGTCAGCCACAGTTCCATCATGCCTCCATCGCTTTATCAGGTTTGTCGGTGTTACTGCCCTGACCGTTCTCTCTGTGACGATGCCCGTTATAGGCAAGCCGCATCGCTGACATGGTGGTGCCGGTGGAGTCGCACAGGTCTTTCACCTGTCCGGTCACTTCCAGGTCCATTTCAAAACGTGCCTTAGGCGCATTGCGAAACGTGATCGTTTTACCTGCACCGTCCACCACGATCCCCTCCCGGGCCAGCGTCACGGACTGCCCCTGATCGTCATAGACAGCCACCTCACCCGTCTGCAGCCCTTTCAGGCGGTAGCGCCGGTCCGACACCGTAACAACCACCGCATGAGAACGGTCACCATCCGGAAACAACACCACCGCTTCCGCACCGCTGTTTGCCCTTGCGGTAAAACCGTAGGGTTCAAGATGTTCAACCCCGGCTTTGGGTTCACCGGCAATCAGGGACACATCCACGGTCTGACATTTCGTGGCGGCACTGATGCTTTTCACCACTGCCCGCCCAATCAGGCCGAGGAGTTGTCGCTGCATGGCTTCAATCGTCCTCATCAGAACGGGTCCTCCTGCACTCTGGCTTTTTTCTTTTTCCGCGCGCCGGGGGCTTCGGGTTCAGGCAGATAAGCATCAGGTGGGCCGACACGGATTTCCGTCATGGTGCCGTTCTGGTCCTGAGTGAACGTGACTTCCGAGACAAGCAGTTCGGTATTGTCGAAACCACAGACCGGATCGAAGACAATCACCCGCTGGTTGGGCTGCCACAGCGTACCGTTACCCTGTCGCCAGCCCTGCACCAAATAGGTGGTTTCATCCGTCCGCGCCGCCCGTTGTCGGGCTTCAAAGTCAGCACGCGCAATACAGCCTGCCCCCGTGGCCTGCCCTGTCTGCCTGATATACATCGGACGGTAACGGGCAATAAATGCGTCCTCTGTGCGGGCCCGCAGCGCGGTGGTGGTGGTCTCACCGAAATCATCGTCGTTTCCGGCACGCTGCCCCGCCACCTGGTAAACAGAAAATCGCTCCCGGATACTCTTCTCCGTATCGCAGGAAAGGATGTTTTCCCCGAGTACCAGCGCAGTATGTGCCCGCGTTGAGCCAATACCGCCAATCACCAGCCTGCCGTGCGGGTCGTCGTAAGCCAGTGCCTGCTGCTGACCGAGTATTTTGTTGATTACCTCAATCACCGTTTCACCGTGATCAGGCTGAACATCAGGAATAACACCCGACGGCGCACCGCTGTTCACCACCTCAATGCCGAAAGGCGCAGCAAGCGCCTGCGCAATCTGCACCAGCGAGCGTCCGTTAAACTGTGTCGGTTCGGCTGCACAGTCAATCAGGTCAGCCGTCAGACTACGTCCGGCAATACCGGTGCTGACCGAACGGGCATCGTAACGAACGGGAGTCGCCTCCACCCAGCCGGTGATCACCAGCTCATCACCAATCAGCACTTCCACTTTTGAACCGTTTTTAATGCGCGGCTGAAGCGTGGTGATACCCTCATCTCCCGGCCACTGGCGGGTGATCTCCACACTGAAATCCCGCGCCAGCCGTTCAATACCGGCACCGATGCGCACCGATGTCCAGCCATTCCACTCCCGGCCATTTACCCGTAGCGTGACATTGTCGTTCATTGCACTGGCACCTTCAGAGGGATCACCGGCACAAAGCCGGGATGCGTAATGGCATTACGCCGGATAATGTCCGCGTCACGCGCCGCGTTATCAAACCAGGTCGCCGCCAGCACCAGCGCGGGTAAAACCTCATCCGGTGTGCGCTGAATGATCCGTGCAGACTGTTCAAGGCGCGTGTTGATATCCGCATTCAGATCTGCTTTCACCCGGCGCAGCGCCAGAAACAGCGCATCACTGGTTGTACGGGACAACTCCTTATCAATTGCCGTATTCAGTGTGTCGCGAATGTCAGTCAGTTCTTCCCACGTCGGCAGGTCAACCGTGTTTTTCACCGCCGGTGCATTGTTCAGTGCCGGATGCGTGACGGAAGGCCAGCCAGTGCTCTGCGCAGGTGTTGTTGCCTGCCCCACTGCGGAATTCTGCATCACCGCGGAAGTTGTTGGCGCAGGCAATCGGGTGACGGCATACGCCGCTTCGCTGATTGCGGTCGTACGAAGGGTGCTGGCAACCACATTACGCTGCTGCGTCGCCGTGGCGGTGGTTTTACTGTCCGTTTTCCAGACGCCGCGCGGTTGCAGATCGCTGCCGAGGCTGACACCGGAAAGCGTTTTGATCATGGTGACCAGGTCGCTGGCGTTACCATAAAGGCGTTTCCCGGTACGCCACATTTTCTGCACCTGCTCAACGAGATTTTTGCCTGACGATGGTGGCGGCAGAAGTACCGAGATATCCCCCTGCAACAGCCTGGCGGCATCCGATACGGCAGAATCCACCACTTTCATCGCATCAGAAACATA